TACAACTGGTGCTGAATGGTTAGACTCAGTTTCATTAGTTGAAAAGGTTGCGAGACCTGCTACTTCAGTTACTGTTCCCGCTCGTATAGGTTCTTATCTCATAAAAGCATTTGATAAAAATGAAAATGCTTCATCTAATGAAGCAATTATTTCAACTAATATTTTAGAGATTGGAAACTTTAATGCTATTGTTACACAAACAGAATCACCTACATTTTCAGGAACTAAAACTAATGTTTATGTTGATGATAATGATTCTTTAAGATTAGATTCCTCTGAACTTTTTGACTCTGCTACTGGCGACTTTGATTCTGCTAGTGGTTTATTTGATTCTGGAATAACTACATTTGATTTAGTTTCTGAAGGAAGTTATCTCTTTTCTTCTCCTATTGATATTGGTGGAACTTATACTGTTCGTGTAACTGCTTCAATTACTCAAGGAGTAGATAATATAGATAACCTTTTTGATTCTGCTACTGGCGATTTTGATGATGGTGCTTCTAACTTTGATGGCGACTCTCCTGCTAACTGTAATGCTCATATAGAAATAGCTACTTCTACTGATAATGTTACATATACTTCATTTAGAAACTTTGTAGTTGGGGATTACACAGCTAGATTTTTTAAATTTAAACTTGTAATGACTTCATCTGATTTAGCTTCTACTCCAGTTGTATCTGATTTATCTGTTTCAATAGATGTTGAAGATACTATACAAAGCGATAATGATTTAACTAGTGGAGTTGGAACTTTTACAGTAACCTTTGACAAAGCGTTTTATTCTGTTAATTATGCTATCGGTATTACTAATCAAGGAATGGCTTCTGGAGATTTTTATACATTGAGTAATAAAAGTATTAATGGATTTTCTATTGCTTTTAAAAATAGTAGTGGTACAGGAGTAAGTAGAACATTTGATTATATTGCAAAAGGTTTTTAATAATAGATAGATATGGCTCAACACGATTATAACATAGCGAATCAAAGTTTCCCTTCTTTTAGAACTGATTTAAATAATGCTTTATTAGCTATTCAAACTTGTAATTCAGGAACATCTACACCTACTGGTGCTGTTGCTGGTACAATTTGGCTTGATACGACATCAGCAACTTCTCCTACTTTAAAATATTATGATGGTGCTGATAACATATCTTTAGCTATTATTGACCATACTGCTAATACAGTAAACTGGTTAGATTCTTCAGTTACCATAACTGGTTTAACAACAACTGCTACTGGAACTGTTTTGACACTTTCAGATTCAGCTACCACATCTTCTGTAAATTTAATTATTGATAACGATAAAGAAATTCGTTTTAATGAAGCTACTGCCAATGGAAGTAATTATGTTTCTTTATCTGCTCCTGCTTCTTTAGCAAGTAATGTTAGTTTCACTTTACCTTCTGCTGATGGAAGTAATGGACAAGTATTAAGCACAAATGGTTCTGGTGTACTTTCATTCACAACTCTTAGTGCTGGTATTGCTTGGCAATCTTCAGTTAAGACTTCTGGTTTTACTGCTGTTGCTGGAGAAGGATATTTTTGTAATACAACATCATCTGCATTTACAGTAACTTTACCAGCTTCACCTAGTGCTGGACAACAAATATCTTTAGTAGATTACGCAGGAACTTTTAACACAAACGCACTTACAATAAATCCTAATGGAAATAAAATAGAAGGTGGAACATTTAACTTACAATTAACTGGCGAAAGAGAAGGTGCAACATTAGTCTATACTGATGCTACACAAGGTTGGATTGTTGCTTCTGGTGCAAACGAAGGAAGTGATGCTCTATCTCCATTATCTTATTCAGTAGATTTTTTAGTGGTAGCTGGAGGTGGAGGTGCTGGTTTTACTAGATCTGGCGGAGGTGGTGCAGGTGGACACAGAACTTCAACTCAAACAGTTAATGTAGGAACAGTTTATACAATAACAGTTGGTGATGGTGGTGCAGGTTTAACAATACCTGGCAGAGGAAATAGTGGTTCTGACTCATCAATATCAGGTTCAGGTTTAACTACAATTACATCAACTGGTGGAGGTGGTGCAGGTAGACTAAATGCTGATGCTTCACCTAATCACAATGGAAAAGATGGTGGTTCTGGTGGAGGAGGTGGTGCGATAGATGGTGGTGCTAATGGAGTAGGTGGTTCTGGAAACACACCTAGTACATCTCCATCACAAGGTAATAATGGCGGAAATGGTGATACAAATAATATAAGTTATGTTGCTGGTGGAGGTGGAGGTGGTGCTGGTGCTGTTGGAGGTAATGCTTCATCAAGTAGTTCTGGTAATGGAGGTGCTGGTACAGCTTCTTCAATAACTGGTTCTTCAGTTACAAGAGCAGGTGGTGGTGGTGGAGGAGGAGGTGGTGTAACAGCAGGAAATGGTGGATCAGGAGGAGGTGGAAATGGTAATACTTCTTCTGGTCATGGAACGTCTGGAACAGCTAATACAGGAGGAGGAGGTGGAGGAGGAAATAGTGCATCTGGTACCTCTGCTTCTGGTGGAAAAGGAGTTGTTATATTAAGTGTACCAACTGTTAATTATTCAGGAACTACAACTGGTTCTCCAACTGTTACAACATCAGGTGCAAATACAATTTTACAATTTAATGGTTCAGGAAGTTACACAGGATAAATTATGGCATCATTCGCAAAAATAGGTTTAAATGGAAAAGTGATTGAGGTTCAATCAGTAGTTAATGAAGTTTTACATGATGCTAATGGAATTGAACAAGAAAGCATTGGTATTGACTTTTTAACTAAATTAACTGGTTGGGCTATTTGGAAACAAACATCTTACAATACTCATGGTGGAGTTCATTCTTCTGGTAAAATACCTTTAAGAAAAAATCATGCAGGAATAGGTTACACTTATGATGAAGATAGAGATGCTTTTATCCCACCTAAACCTTTTAACTCTTGGATATTAAATGAAGATACTTGTAACTGGCAATCACCAATACCTTATCCAAGTGATGACAAAATTTATTCTTGGAATGAGCAAAATCAAACTTGGGATTTAATAGAGTACTAAGACTTTGACTTTTTATAAAATCTTTGTCATAATTATTCCATGATATATTTAATTATTGGATTGGTACTTGGCTTATATGTAGAATGGAAGTGGGAGATTGCTAAGTACGTTATTGAATCAGTTAAACAACATTTCAAAATTAAGTAATCTTGATTTTTATGCGTTGCAACATTATATGTTTGCAATAAACAAATAGAGATTAAAATGTTAAATTATTCTGACATCAAAAATTATTGGTCAAAGTTTTATGCAGATGCTTTTGAAGATGCAAAATCATTTTGGAAAAACTACTTAGATACAATAGAAAAACTTTATAAAAAATAACTTTATACTGACAAACTAATTTGATATTAATGCACAAAAATTTAATGTGCATTTTTAGATTAGCAAATAGTAAATGTGTCTTGCTAAAATCATGTAAATGCAAAAATGATTATGGCAAAAACTACCAACGAAGAAATAATAAGTTTAAGGGGACATATTACAGGCATTAAACGCGAACTTAAAATATTAGGAATTTCAGTTTGTAAATTAGAAAAACAAATGACTAATTTATACTGGGCGATCCTATGTGGTCTTGGTGCATTATCATTGGCTTTAATTACTATATTTCTTGCTAAATAATATAAATACAACTATTAGTTAGTATATGAATAAAAGAATCTTAGTAATATCAGATTTGCATATTCCATATCATAGACCAGATTCCTTTGAGTTCCTAAAAGAAATAAAAAAACAATTTAAACCAGATACGATTATAAATATAGGTGATGAGATTGATTGCCATGCACTTTCATTCCATGACCATAATCCAGATTTACCTTCTGCTGGACATGAACTTATAAGATCAAAAGATTTTATAAAAGAATTAGAATCAATATTTCCTAAAATGACTTTGCTAGACTCAAATCATTCTAGCTTAGTTTATCGTAGAGCAATCAAATCTGGAATACCTAGAGGATATTTAAAAGAATATAATGAATTTTTAAATGTAAAAAATTGGAAGTGGGTTG